CTCCTGCTGAGAAGGCTGCAACAAATAAGAAGAAGCAAGCTGGTTCAAAGGCTGGCAAGCAGTTCGTACCAAACACTCCGGCCGCTAAGAGGGCTGGCAAACAAGCAAGAGGAAACTAATGGCTATTGAATACAGAGGCGAAAAGTTTGCTGGCTACAACAAACCAAAGCGTACTCCTGGAGCAAAGAAATCACATGCCGTGCTTGCTAAGTCCGGAAGCCAGGTGAAACTGATCCGCTTTGGTCAGCAGGGTGTTCAGGGTTCTCCTGATGGGTCAGCAAGGAACAAGGCTTTCAAGGCCCGTCATGCAAAGAACATTGCAAAGGGCAAGATGTCTGCAGCTTATTGGGCAGACAAAGTCAAATGGTAAGATTTCATAACAACTAACAAGGAGCAGTTATGCCAAAAGTAGGAAAAAAAGAATTTTCGTACGGTGCAAAAGGTATGGCAATGGCGAAGGCTGAAGCCAAGAAGACCGGCAAACCGATGAAGATGGACAAGTCCAAAATGAAGGCCAAGAAAAAGAAGTAAATGACAACTACTGCAACCGTCATCGACAGGACGTTGCGCCAGCTACTATCGGGAACAGTGGAGGCACGCAACAAGCTTGCTTCGACTATCAACTCATCTGCGACTACTGTCACAACGACGTACGCACTTGAGTCTCTTCGTGCTGGTCAGGTATTTGAAATTGAATCAGAGATGTTCTACGTCTGGGAAGCTGACGCCGGAACAAAGACGGTAACCGTTCAGCGTGGATACAACGGAACGACAGCAGCTGCTCACACAGCTGGAGCCATAATTACGGCTAGTCCGCGATTCCCTCGTGCTCAGGTTCTTGAGGCTATCAACGATGAGCTGATGGATCTGTCATCCCCAGTGCACGGCTTGTTCCAGGTGAAGACACTTGACTACACCTATAACGGAACAGATAGAATGATCAACCTCACTGGTGTAACCAGCATGATTGACCTTCTTGGTGTTTCTGTGCGTTACCTGAACGACGACTACCCAGTCGCACGAAAGGTTAAACTTGTTCGCGATCTTCCTACTGACGACTTTGCTTCTGGTTTCGCTATTAAGTTCGACCAGAACGTGTACCCAGGAAGACTGCGCATTGTGTACAAGTCTGCATATAGTGGCACAACCAGCGAATCTACCGACATCAACACAACATGTGGTGTACAGGAATCAATCACTGACATTGTCACTATTGGCACTCAAATTCGTTTGATGGCACCACGCGAGATTAAGCGCAACTTTACTGAGTCACAAGGTGACACCCGCCGCGCAGAAGAAGTAGGGCCTGGAGCTGTCACCGCTTCTATCTCCAACATGAAGCAGCTTCGCAAAGACCGGATCACAGCGGAGGCAGCACGACTAGCCAGGGCATACCCAACGTTCCTAACACGGGAGTAAGCCGTGGTTGGCCTGCTTACGTTTACAGAACCATTTGTAAACACTCACCCATTCTTCACAGGAAAGTCGCTTAACAACTTGGTGCCAGACATCTTCCCAATAGCGATTGACGGGCGACCATACTTGGTTGATCAGAAGTCAAATCAGTTCTCGCGTGGGTTTGAAGCGCGCGTCCGTGACTCTGTCGACCAGTCAACATCTCCGGGAGAGGCAGCTATAAATCCGCAGGGTTTGTGGCGTCGTGGTGAAACCTCTTGGCATTTGGGAGCAGGACAGCTGTATGCAGATACCGCAGAGGCACAGGACTACAGGTTCTATTCCAGCAAGGGTATTAACCCATGGACCAAGGGCCAGCTCAAGCTTCTAAACAAGGTTAAAGAATCCCTTAACTCAGCTAACACTAACCTTGGGTTACATGTTGCTGACGGCAAGGTGTACGTATCTGACGGTACGGCTGTCAGGTATTCATCCAATCCGTTTGCTTCTTCTCCAACCTGGACCGCTATAACCGGTCTACCAGCTGGTCACACTCCTCGTGACATGGCTTCTGATGGAAGCAACATCTACTTAACTTACGAGGGAACAACCAGTACTCATGGTTTGTGGAAAATCGACGATACCCAGACTGCAGCAAACATTGCACACGGTGACGAGTTTTATTATGTCGACTTCGTAAAAGGATACGTAATTGTGTCCGGAAATACTGCTGCAGGGAATGCAAGACTCCTTCACTACAGTCCATCAGGAAGCGTTGGTGCCGCTGATTACACACATCCGCTAACAACATGGAACTGGACAAGCTTTGCTGCTGGACAGAACGCAATCTACGCAGCTGGATACAGCGGAGACCGCGGTGCAATCTACAAGATAACCATTGCAAGTACCGGTGTCCTCGATACCCCGGTGGTGGCTCTTGAGTTCCCAACAGGGGAGATACCAAACACCGTTTACGGATACCTTGGTGGAATATTTATTGGAACAAGCAAGGGTGTGCGTTACGCAACATCTGATGCTGAATCCAACCTTAACTCGGGTGCATTGATACCGGTTTCTGGTGGTGTTACAGCCTTCACGGCTGACGACAAATATGTGTGGTTCAACTGGTCGAACTATGACGGCGTATCAACCGGCCTTGGCCGCATTGACCTTTCTTCGTTTACCTCAGCCAACACACCGGCATATGCAACAGACCTGATGCTCACGTCCACGGCAAATGTCAATAATGTAATTACGTACGACAACAAGAGGATCTTCTCCGTATCTGGGGATGGAGTGTACGTAGAAGACACAGCCAACCTGGTTGAGACTGGCGAGATAGTCACAGGCACATACCGATGGGGTATTCCTGACCGTAAATTTGTAGCTAAATTTGATATCAGGACCACCCCACTTGAGGGAACGGTGACCCCGTCCATCTCGAGCGACTCCGCTGCTTATGTGGCTATGTCTGCTCACGAACTACAGGCTGCGACAGAGAAGGTCTCAAACGGACCACAGTCAAAGTTCATCGAGGCAAAGTTCAAGCTTGTATTAGCGCGCCAGACCGCAACCACAGGACCAACGGTCACCCGCTGGATGGCTCGTGCTTATGCTTCACCTGCTCGCAGCCAGGTGTTTCGTGTACCGATTCTTATGCACCACAAGATCATTGATACGCATGGTTCTGAGCACTACTTCGATGTCGAATCTGAGCTTCAAGCTCTGCGAAATCTGGTCACAAATCCGGTAGTGGTAAACTATCAGGAAAATACTGAAACATTTTCAGTGGTCGTTGAAGACCTGGAGTTCCAGGTTATTGATGGCTACTACCAAAACTGGGACCTTGAAGGAACCTGTATTGTTACAATGAGATCAGTACAAGATTAGGAGAGTAAATGCCATACGCAACTAGGAGATCGTATTCGGGAGCATCAGCTGCTTGCACCCTCACGTCCTCGATCACGTCTGGCGATACCACCGCAACTCTTACTGGAACAACTACTGCGTGGCCTACAACGGCTGGCGGTGCGTTCTTTATGGTTATCGATCCGGGCCTAAGCACGGAAGAAAAAGTTCTTGTTGGTGCACGCTCAACCAACTCTCTGTCAACTATTACTCGTGGCGTAGACGGAACAACTGCTGCATCACACGCAGCTGGTGCAACTTGCTACCCAGTATTCACGGCTGTTGATGCAGACCAGGCTAACGCGGTAGCTGCAGCACTCACAACCAAGGGTGACCTTCTTGCAACAGATGGTTCTGTCCTCAACCGTTTAGCTGTTGGTACCAACGACTACTCTCTCGTAGCTGACTCAGCTGCAACCAATGGTGTTTCGTGGAAGCAGGTTCCTGCTGCTGGTTTAGCCTCTGATGCTGTGACTACAGCAAAGATTGCTGACGGCGCAATAACAATGGCAAAACTAGCGAGCGGGGTTGTTGAAGATGACCAGTTCGTTCTATCATCACAAATCTTCGGCTAGTATAGGAGCATCATGGCAACATTCAGCAAATCAATCCTTAGCGGTTCAACCGACGGCAAAGCCATCAAGGTAACCGGCACTTCAACAGCGGCCACGATTACGGCTCATACCGGCCCAACAAACACAGCCCACCTTCATGAGCTTTGGATTTACGCAAACAATACATCTGCTACTGACGTCAAGTTAACTCTTGAGTGGGGTACAGCTACCGCCGCAGATGGCAACATCGAGTACACAGTTAAAGCTGAAAATGGTTTGTATCTTATTATTCCAGGTCTTTTGTTAAAGGGTAATGCTACAGCGTTAACCGTAAAGGCTTTTGCTGGAACAGCTGATGTAATCCTTTTGACTGGATACGTCAACGTAATTTCGTAAGGGGTGCTAAGTGCCTTCCTTAATCAGAAACACATCAGGTGGTAAAGCCGTTAGTGGTGGTCCGTTGGCCCCACGCTCACGTCGTGGTAATAACACTGACCAAATAAACTCTTACTGGTCTGGTGGTGGACCGTCGGTTCCAGTAGTTGAGTGGTTAGTTATTGCTGGTGGCGGTGGTGGTGGTCTTGGTGCTACTGGTCACTCTCGTTGGCAAGGTGGTGGCGCAGCAGGTGGATATCGTACAGGTTCTGGTTTAGAACTTCCAGCATCATTTACTGTAACCGTTGGTGCTGGTGGTTCTGGTGGTATTCGTTCAAACTATGCCGCACCAGAATACGGAAACAAAGGAATTGCATCAGTATTCCATACATTCACTTCTGCTGGTGGTGGTTCAGGTGCTGCTGGAGCATCATCAAACCCAAACAAAGATGGTGGTTCAGGTGGTGGTGGTGGTGGTAACGCAGACTTTGCAGGTGGTACGGGTAACACGCCATCAACTTCACCATCACAGGGTAATAACGGTGGAAATGGTTATAACTTTTCACCTTATTACGGTGGTGGCGGTGGTGGTGCTGGTGGGGTTGGTGGTTCTGGCGGAGGAGCGGGTGCTGGTGCATCTAGTTCAATAACTGGTTCATCTGTAACCCGCGCTGCTGGCGGTGCTGGAACTGTTCAATTTAACGGAACTAATGGTGGTGCAAATACTGGTACTGGTGGTAGTGCGGGTTCATGGGATAATGGAACCTCTGGATATGTTGCTGGTAATGGTGGTTCTGGTGTTGTGATTATTGCTTATCCTGACTCCTATCCAGCATTGTCATCTATTGGTGGTGGACTAACATATTCAGTTTCGCTTGTTAGTCGTGCAGGATACCGTGTTTATACTTTTACTGCGGGCACAGGAACGGTGACTGTCTAATGGCACATTACGCATTTCTTGATAGCAACAATGTTGTAACAGAAGTTATTGTTGGTAAAGATGAAACCGAACTTATTGATGGTTTAACTCCTGAGGTTTGGTACGGTAATTTCCGTGGACAAACTTGTGTTCGTACTTCGTATAACAACAATATTCGTAAACAATATGCTGGAATAGGTTATACATATAATTCTATTGCAGATGTTTTTGTTAAACCACAACCATTTTCGTCTTGGATATTAAACTCAAATTATGATTGGCAACCACCAACACCAAGACCAGAAGGTGTTTATGAATGGGATGAAACATCCTTGTCATGGATTCTAATTCCAGACGCTGGCTAATCTTTTTTCCAGTAGCGTTACTGGCATTATGGTCAACAGCTGCTAAAGCAGATGTACTCGGTGAATGGACATACAGCCAGTCCTGCCCAACGTCTGGATCAGTAGAGGTAATTGAAGACACGATTATCCTGCATGGCCCTGACCAGGGTGGGTGTTCCGGTGCTGCTCATTGGGTAAAGATTGAAACCACAATCCCCGCAGATGTGGACACAATAGATTTCACTTGGTCATACCAAACTACCGATGGCTGGGTGTATGACCCGCCACAGTACGGGATCAATGGCGTATACACCTTGCTTACACAACAGAACAATGCGACTGGTTCGCTGTCTGTTCCAGTTCAAGAGGGCGACATCTTTACGTTCCGGCAGTATTCAACAGACACTTGTTGTGCCCCGGGTCACATGACTATTGCTAACCTATCTTTATGGGCATCTATAACCTCATCCACGACGTCAACGACGACAAGTACTACTACTGTTCCGTCAACGACTGTCCCTGCCACGGTCCCGACTACTACGACAGTTCCAGAAACCTCAACCTCGTCTACATCGACGACTACAAGTACGACTACTACAACCTCGTCGACGACAAGTACTACAACGACAAGTACGACGGTGGTTTTACCGGCTACCTCAACTAGTTCTACTTCTTCCTTACCGCAAACAACATCGTCAGTATTAGTCCCGACCACGACAGTACCGCCAGAGTCGTCAACATCTACACAGCCTCAAATAGTTCAGCCAGAACCCGCTGAGCCTTACGTTCCTGAAGAGATTGTCGAAGTACCGACAGGCACCACAACGACAGTAGTAGAGGAGCCCATCCAAGAGGAGACGCTTCCCGAAGAAACAACCACGACAACTGAGCTAAGTCCAGAAGAAACATACCCTGAGACTACCGAGCCAGAGGTGGTTGACACAACCCCTGAGACGCTCCCAGAAGACCCCTTAAGCGAGGAAGAAGTTACATCGATACTTGAGGAGGCCACGACCACAGAGGAGCTTGTAGAGGCTCTTGCTGATTTGAGCCCGGAACAGGTATCCCAAGTGATCGAGGAGATCCTTGCTGAAGAACCAACACAGGAGCAGGCAGCTGCGCTTGCTACATCTCCCGACGTGCTTGCTGTAGTTAGCGCGCAAGAAGCCGAGCAGATCTTTGAAGCCCTTGATGTTGCCGATCTGACCGACGCACAGACAGAACAGCTGATCGAAGCTATCGAGTCTGCCCCTATGGAAATTCGCGAGGAGTTTGAGGACACCATCAACATCTTTGGTGAGGGCCTTGACGATTACACCCCTGTCGGCTCCACCATTCCGGTTGGAGAACGACGCACCCTGATTGCTGTTACGGCGGGGATAACCCTTGCGGCAGCAGGTACTAGAATTAGACGATAATGAGAAAGATCTTTGACCACCTAGCTGATAACTCCTGGACTTACGCTGGCACCGGCATGGTCTTGATTACCCTGTCTGGCCCCACTTTACGGCAGGCCCTATGGATTACTGGTGTAACATTGATATTGCATTCGGTATTAACACTTAGTAAGAAAGACTAATCATGGCTAAACTTAAGAACATCATCTTCCGTATCTTCGCATTGTTCGGCTCATCTGCATTGGCAGCTGTTGCTGGTGGTGCCCTGATTGGTGTTGACCTTTGGAAGTCAGCTGCACTCGCTGGCATCATGGCATGTGCACAAGTAGTTGAAAAGCTTCTTCGCTTCAGCGTCGATGGCTCACTCACCAAAGAAGAGATTGAACTTGCGTTCACTGGTGCAGTTAAGTCAAAGCCTGAAGCAGCAGCTGAGTAATGTCGCTGCCGATCGTACCGATCAAGTACTGCGAGCACATCAAGGGAAAGAAGCCAAGCGAGATAACTCCAGCCATGCTGCGCAAGTTATCTACAGGTGGACAGATGCATCATTGTGCTGCCCGTGCATTCGAAGCCATGGTCGCAAAGGCCAAGGCAGATGGGGTGGTCATCAAACCCACTTCCAGCGGTGACACATTCCGCAGTATCGACCAGCAACTCAGGGGATTTCTGCAACGCTACAGCGAGACCGATACTGGTACAGGAAAGACACGCACATACAAGGGTAAGAAGTGGTTCCTCAAGCCAGGCAATGCACCGCTTGCTGCTCCTGAGGATGACCCAAAGAAATGCTCGCGTCATATGCTTGGCATTGCTGTCGACGTTGCTAACGCTAATGGCAAGATCCTTCAGTGGATGAAGGAAAACATTGCAGCGTTTGGGTTCTCTTGGGAAGTTGTGCCTGAAGAACCATGGCATATTCGCTGGGTAGATAGCACACCCTCGCAGGCTGTACTTGACTTTGAGGCAAAGGAATAACCTTGTGGATGGTGGCCTCGCTATCGTACTTGCTGCTGCTGTTACTGGTGCTTTTAGTTTGCTAACTGTGCTTGTGCAGAAGTTCCGCAAAGAGAACGCCCGTGATCACGACGTGGTTATGGGGATGCTCAAGTACATGCACAAATCTGTAATCCGTACAGAGGGTAAGTTGGACAAGCACATCGAGGATCACAACAGAAAGATCTGAGTGCCCCCGTCGGGTTGCCACAGTCCGACTCCCTAAACAAATTCACAGCGCCCAGCCACACGACATAGCTGACTACCCAGGTTCCCCTGTTTACTGCCCACCCTCTGCGA